CCGGGCATTAAAACAAATTCAGTATATCCGCCATACCGAAAAACAGCTACATTCTCATCAGAACCGAATTCACCGATGTCAACGCCCATAACCGCTGAAACGCCCACTGGTGGGATTTGGCCATTTTGGGACACATAAGCATCATACCTTGACCTGGCCCTTGCAACCCACGCTGTGGAAATCAGCTGATTAACACCCTTTGCCGGATATCGACCTAAAACCATATACGAAAAAGACGGCTCGATGATCTTGTAATGTCCGGATTTTAGAGGTGGATATTCTTTGCCTGCCTGGCTTTCGGCTATGGATCCGACCAGAAAATCAGGTAAATCGAAGCATTCACTGTCCGGCTGTTCATCGCCTACCAATGGCCGGCACCATTCGTTGACACGTCGAACGGTCGTCTCTCGGGTCACGGCGCCGGGAATAACGTCCTCTCCGGTAATTACGTTTGGATGTCCGAAAGCCGACAGATAGACGACGTTGGCCCGGCCATCCCTGATTTTACGATAAGCCTCTCCGACTTGGGATTTCGGGTTGAACATGATAAGCATCCGGACGTGACCGCCGGACATGCAACCGTCCGCGCCCTTATAGACTTCATCAGGGACCGCGTCCCCTTCGTCAAAGATGAACAACATATTGGGAGCATGTTTCCCGGAAAACTTGGATTCTCTTTCATGGGACGATCCGGAAGTGGGGATCGTAACACCTTTGATGAAACTGATTTCTTCTTCATCTTCCATATCGCCCAGGGTTTTGGAACTAAGCGGGGGAGTGGAAGAGATGTTGAGATAGGTTATATAATCGTCGACGAACATTTTTTTGTGCTTTCGAACGACGTTGCCGATTTCGCCCCAAAGCAGGGTCTCCAGGTTATCGATCGGGGGAGCTGCAGCGGTAAAAACTTTGGCTTGATCATGCGTTTTATAAAACCATACGGCCACCCTGGCAGCTGCGTGAGTTTTCCCGGTCCCGGTGGCTGAAATTGCTATCGTTACAGGATAGTCCCGGACCGACTCCATTAAGATCTTGACCTCGTCGGTGTAAGATTCGCCCAGTATGTCCTGGCTGAAACCTATCGGGTCCGCTTGGTATTCACTATAACTATGAATATCAACAAGAGCCCTGTCGATTGAATCAATCATCCAGGAAAAAAAGGATTTGGGATCTTTCAAGTCTATCCCTGATTCTTTTTTGACATTCTTTCGATTCATTGCCTATTTCCTTAAACATAATAATCAGCGCCTTTTCAACGACACCTACATGGTGGAGTTTATATTCTATATTTGCAATTGTTGATACGAGCTTCCTTGCCTCTGCCACATGTTTGATCGCTGTCTCCTGCCATGCCCTGTAATCACAATTCACCTCCTGCTTGACCGAATCCTGAATCCATTGAAGTTCATTGCTACAACGAGTTATAAGGGCCGACAGGTGGCGTTTTGCATCGTCAGTGTTTTTTATGATTATTGGAGCTGCCCTTGTAGATGCATCACGCCTGCCGACTTTTTTCTCAGCAGAGGCCTTAACAATGGCAACACCTAAACGGCGCTTAGCCTGGCTCACGGCACCGGGACTGCATTTGAAGTACGAACTTATTTCCTTTGTTTTCTTGCCTTCAGCGAGAAGTTCATTCAGCTTGACAGGATCTATTTTAAGTGGAGTTGCCATCAGTTGATTTCATCCTAAATTTCATGCTAAATTTTAGCTTGGGTTTAGCTTGGTTTTACACCCTGGGTGCACCCTATTTGGCTATAATGGTTAATTTATAAATTATATCAGCCTATTAAAACCTACGACCTTCAAACTATCTGTTTGATTTCACCCTTTCAGGCCAGACAAAATATCATTCACAACATTGTCAAGGTCCTGTATTTTGTTGAGCCTAAATTTTTCAATCCAACTATCGAATTCAGATCTTCGAATTAAAAGTTTGCCTTTAATTTTGAAAGCTGGAAGATTTCCGGATTTGATATAATGCCGTAACGTCGAAACTGCCATTGCCGAATAAACAGATAACCCCCGAAGATCGAAATACTGATCTTTCAAAGTTATTACAGGTTCTGTCATGTCATCCGGTAAAATCATCGTTTATACGTCTGTTCTGGCCCCTTCCGCTATTCCTATGAGCCGTTTGACGTGCTCAATCTCTGAAGTTAAAATTTGTCTTTTTTCATCCAGTTTCTTTCTGGCTGGCCACGTCTCGGCTGTTTCAGGTAACTTCGCTAATTTGGCTTTTGCATCCTGGATACGTTTTTTAAAATTTTCGATGTCCTGCAAAATATCTTCATCCGTCAAAATCATCATTTTAGACCCCTATCTCTAATATGGCGTAATCAAGCAGTAATTGAGCATCGGCCTCGTTATCGTCCTGCGGGCTCCAGCCCCGGGCCTTTGCTGCCTGAACCATATCGTCTTTATTTGCGCGGCCCGATCCTGTAGCAAACTTTTTTAACGTCGCTGTATGGACCGGCATAAGCTCGATGTTATGCTCTGCAGCGAAAGCCAGAACCTCCGTCACGAGACCCACACAACAAGCCGTAGCAGCCCCGCCCCTGTGGTGCGCCTGTTCGTATACGATCATGGCTATATCGCCGCCCAGGAGGCTGTGAAGCTCATTCAACCGTGCCCTGCACCGTAAGAACCGCATCCCAGGAGATTCACCGCGTTTAAGCTGAAATTCTATAACGCCGGACCGCCGACCGTGGATATTGGCAGCCCAGCCGGTTATAGTCGCAAGATCCAGGCTAAGAATATTCATTTACAGCCCCCCTCCTGACAGTTCCCATGGCAGCCACAAAAGTCATGGCGACCGTGACAGGCACTCCCGGTTTCCGTTTCCTTTATTAATCGATCCAGATAAAAACGTGCCTTTTTCAGATCCTCTACCGGGTTTCCTTTATACCGATACCGGCAAACATATTTAACGATATTGCCGGCCAGGTAAGGCAAAGCCTGGTCGAGAATAAAATCCAGAACTTCGATCGTCCCCATGTTATAATGTTGTGGTCTCTCGACCGGATCGTGTTTCATTTCCGTTCCCCTTTATCTGCTTGTGTCATGGGCCAGCCCCTTTCGTCTTTATACCAATTATTAACCGGGCAGACCGACAGATCGATTACCGCGGAATCCACCCGGCCGCACCAAAGGACTTCGGCATTGGACCGATCGATCCCGGTTTCGAATTTGTTGCTTGCGTGTTCACATTTAAAGCCCAGGCACTTCACTCCAGACTCGTGGGCTCCGCGGGAACTTCCTTTTGAGGCTTTTGAGGACACATCTATGCCTGATGGTTTTTGAGAATATTGAGAATGAATCTCTATATATGGAAAATGCTCTTTTCCTTTATTTTTACTATTACTATTATTTAAAAAAGTCGCTCTATAGGAATTGTTCTCAATATTCTCAAAAACCCCCTCTTTACCCCCCCTTTGAGAATATTGAGAATTTTGAGAATCGACTATTTGCTTAAAAGTTCTACGCCAGGACATTACTAATTTCCTCTGATTTCTGGGTTGATTTCGAAGAGCTCCGACGGCCGGCCCGGCGTTTTCTTCTGTTCAACTACCGAGCGTATATAGCCCAGCTCTGTGAGCACCTTTAGCCCAGGGTTGAGCTCATCCACTTTTTTGTAGGTCCCTTTTATCCCCTGGTGACAATTCCGTTTCGAAAAAACCTGAATCCCGTCCGATTCAACTTTGCTTTTAATCCATTTTAATATCCGTTTTCCGCATTCGGTTTCCGGATCTGCGCCCATAAGGTCGAAAGCGGCCAGGGCGTGACCGGCGAGGATGCTTGCAAGGGTTAATGCTTTTTCCATAGTTTCCTTTTTGATCTCCAATCCTTGGGCGCCCATATGAGCATATTTAGCGGCGTGAAACAGCCCTGCGAGTCTTATAGCCTGGCCTGGAAGTTTACCGGCCCAATCCCGGACGTGTTCGAATCTCCTTCCTTCCCTCATTTCTTTTTCGGTGTCTTTTTTAAAATCGAGATGTTCGCTGTATGCCGCTCCTGAAAGTTTAAGGATATGGACTTGGCCTGGATCTCCAGCCGGATACTCGATGTTTAAGAGGGCCCCTATCATACTATAGAACCTGGATTTCACGTTTTTATCGATCGGGGTGGTTTCGTTTTTCCGGTATCCCAGCGTTGACTTTGGGAGTGCATAGAGCCATCTTGACAGTAGTCCCCGGCCTCTAAAGCCTTGTTTTTCTGAAAGGGTTTTAATAACGATAGGCTGCGGTGATATTCCGATGGTCAAGGTCGGGTGCATCAGAAAAATGGATTTTCGTGAAAGTCTATCCACCGTTACCGGATCCCCGGAATAGCCTTTTAAGAAAATATCTAAATTTGGGATATTATTTGAGTACCGGCCGGCGATCGTTTCGACGATACCGCCTTCGCTCGACAGAATAGCCATCCGGTCGTTATGATCGGCCATCAGTACGGCCAAACATTCGGGCGTTACGTCTTCGGTCCAAACTCTCGGCGGTTTCCGTTGCTCCGGGATGCTCTCCTGGATTTCCAGTATTTCTTTTTCTATGACGTCCCGGTCCTCGCTGCATGATGCTTTTGCTATTTTCCTTTGTAATGCTTTGATTCGTGTTTGACCGATTTCCTTCCGGATCGAGTCCGCCTCTATTCCTCCCTTCATAGATTCGGCCATGGATCTTTCCCATT